GAAGTTAAGACTGTAAACGCTTATATCGCTGGTTTCGCAACTTTCTCAAAGCAAATGATGAAATCTTTACCATTTATCGAGCAAACTTTAACTCGTATGATGTTGAGAGATTTCTTTAAGGCTGAAAATGCTTCTTTCTTTGGTACAGTTAGTGCTGCTGCAACAGGTTCTACAACTCACGCTGCTACTGATGATGTTGAAGAAATCATTCAATTAATCGGAAACCAAAAGACTGCTAACTTTAATGCATCATACGCTTTAGTTTCTCCTGCTCAAATGGCAAGATTAATTATTGGTACTTACAACAAAGGTTATTATGCAGGTGCTGGTGCAGTTGTTCTTAACGGTGTTGGTGGTTTGACTATCTTTGGAACGCCAGTATTCGAGGCTTCTTGGGTAACTGATGACAAGGTGTTAATCTTTGATAGAGACTATATCGAAAGAGTTGAAGTAGAAGGTTTGAATGTTACTTTCTCTTACGAGAATGGCTCAAATTTTGTACAAAATCTCGTTACGGCGCGTATCGAATGCTACGAAGCGATAAATTTAATGTTGCCTACTGCTGCAATTTACGCAGATTTAGGGAATGTTTAATTCATATTTGCTACAAGCAATTAATTAAAATAAGAAAGGGTAGGTGCTTAATTGTATCTACCCTTTTTTTTATATATTTGTTATATGATTGGTATCTACAAAATCACATCTCCAAGTAACAATATTTATATAGGGCAGTCTATTAATTTAGAAAGAAGATTAGCCAGGTATAAGAGTAATTTAAATTCATCTAAAGGTCAAATAAGACTTAACCGTTCTTTTATTAAATATGGAGTAGAAAATCATTTATTTGAAATTATCTTAGAATGTTCAATAGAAGACTTAAATACTAAAGAACGATACTACCAAGATTTGTTTGATTGTGTTGAAAATGGTTTAAACCTACGATACACTAAAACAAATGATAAGTCAGGTAAAATGAGTGCTGAAACTATTGCTAAAATGGTGCATTATAAAAGGAATATGACACCTGAACACCGATTAAATTTAAGTATAGCAAATAGAAATAAAGAAGTGATGCCTACTATGTTAGGTAAAACACATTCAGAGGAAACAAAGAAAAAAATGTCTGAATCTGCTAAAAAAAGAATTAGAACATTAGAACACTGCGAAAACATAAGAAAGTCTAAATTAGGAGTAATCGTTTCTGATGAAACTAAAGCCAAAAAGTCAAAGCCTGTATTACAATACGATTTACAAGGTAATTTTATAGCTAAATATTTTGGGATAAAAGAAGCTGCCAGGAAAGTTGGTATTTCTGATTCTATGATTATTGATGTATGCAAAGGTAAGTATCCACAGGGAAAGGGATTTGTTTGGAAATATGAAAATTGCTAAAAATATTAGTAACTTTGTATTATGTATAAATGCACAGTCAATATATCACATAACGGTAGGAAGTATAATAAAGATAACTACTACGACCTTGTTTTAAGCGACAAGATGAAAGAATTTATAAAGGTTGGCTACTTTACTGCAATCGTAGATAAAGGCGTTACAAAAGAGTTTAAGGGCAAAATAAAGAAGAAATAATATGGCTAATATTAAAATATCAGAATTAAATCCATTATTAACGGTAGAAGATGCGGATGTATTACCGATAGTGGATAATGCGGTTACTAAAAAAGTTACTGCTGCAATTCTACGAAGTTACACACAAGGTAATAGTGTTCTTTTAACAGGTGCACAAACTATCGCTGGGATTAAGACCTTTACTTCTCAATTAGCATCTACTGTTGCTACTGGTACTGCTCCTTTTAGTGTTGCTTCGACTACAAAAGTAACTAACTTAAACGCTGATTTATTAGATGGTTTATCTTCTGCTGATTTCCAAGCTACTTTAGGTGGTACAGGAATTGTTAAATCTACGGCTGGAACTATTTCTTATTTAACTGATAATTCTACTAATTGGAATACGGCTTTTAATGATTCAATCACAAGTGCTGCGGTTACAGGAACAACAACAAAAACTTTAACTCTTAATCAACAAGATGGCGGTAGTGTTACTGCTTCTTGGACTGATGATAATACAGATGCGGTTTCAAGTGTATTTGGTAGAACAGGTGCGGTAGTTGCTGCTGAAGGAGATTATTCTTTAACTCAACTTTCGGATGTAACTTTATCAAGTCCTTCTAATGGTCAAGTATTAAAATATAATGGAACTTCTTGGGTAAATGGAACGGATACGGATACAGGATTAACTTCGGTTGGTTTAAGTATGCCTTCTGCATTTACTGTTTCTAATAGTCCTTTGACTTCAAACGGAACTCTTGCAGTAACAGGAGCAGGTGTTGCTTCTCAATATGTTAGAGGAGATGGTACTTTAGCTGCTTTCCCTACTTCAAGTGGTGGTGGTTCTTCGGTAAGTTATTATTTAAACGGAGGTACTAATCAAGGCACAATAGGTGGTAATACTTATTACGAAATGAGCAAAGATGCTGTTATAGGTGTTGGTGCTGATTTTACTATTAGTTCAAATGGTTATATTGCTCAATTTGTAACTGATGCTAACGACCCAGCTTTATTAAGCATACCAGGTGGTAATTGGAATTTTGAGATGTGGTTTTCTGCAAATTCTGGTGGTGGAACTCCAAGTTTTTATTTGGAATTGTATAAATATGATGGCACTACGCTTACTTTAATTTCAAGTGGCTCTGCAACTCCAGAATCAATTACTAATGGTACTGCTATTGATTTATATACTACTGCTTTAGCTGTTCCTACAACAGCATTAACGATAACTGATAGATTAGCTGTTAGAGTATTTGTTAATAATAGTGGTAGAACAATTACACTTCATACACAAAACGGACATTTATGTCAAGCAATAACAACTTTTTCTACTGGATTAACAGCCTTAAATGGTTTAACTAATCAAGTTCAATATTTTGCAACAGGAACAAGTGGAACTGACTTTGGTATTTCTTCTGCTACTTCTACACATACTTTTAATCTACCTACGGCTTCGGCAACCAATAGAGGTGCTTTATCTTCTGCTGATTGGACAACATTTAATAATAAGGCTACTACTGCTGATTTGGCTAATTATTTACCTTTAGCAGGTGGAACTTTAACAGGTGCTTTAACTATTAATAATTTTGGAATAGATAATAAATTAGCAGGTTTTACATATTATCAAGTAGGATTAGATGGTAGTGCTAATTATAAAATTTACAACTCTAATTACGGTAGAGCAGATTTAGTAATTACACAATCAACTGGTGCAGCAACTTTTTCTTCTTCGGTAACCGCAAGTTCATTTATTAAAAGTGGCGGAACATCTACCCAATATTTAATGGCGGATGGTTCTGTTTCAACTTTAACAAATCCTATCACAGGAACAGGAACTACTAATTACTTACCAAAGTTTACAGGAGCAAGTGCTTTAGGAAATAGTACATTACAAGAAGTTAATGGTAATTTAGGATTAGGAGTTACACCGAGTGTGTGGGGAGCTTACAAAGCTTATCAAGTTGGGTGGGGTTCAATAGCAAGTTATGATGGTTCTGATACTGCAATATTTTCAAATACTTATTTTGATGGTGGAATTTGGAGATATATTGGAACAGGTAACGCTTCTCAATATAGACAATTAAACTCAGTACATTCTTGGCAAATCGCTCCTTCGGGAACTGCAGGTAACACAATTAGCTTTACCCAAGCTATGACTTTGGATGCAAGTGGTCAATTAGGAATAGGAACAAGTACTCCTGCGGTTAAACTACAAGTAGATAATAATAGCCATAACTATTTTCAATTAAATAGTACAGCTGCTAATGTTCAAACTACAATATCTGCACAAAATACATTATCAAATAAAAGAATTAGTTTATCTTGGGAAGATGGAACACGAGGTGATTATGGTGAATTGTATTCTTCAACATATTTAGCAATAACTACTTCGTCATCTGAGAAAATACGTATCACTACAGGCGGTAATGTCCTAATCGGCACAACCACAGATGCAGGCTACAAGTTAGATGTAAATGGTACTGCAAGAGTGAGTGGTCAAATGGCTATTGGTGGTTCAATACTTGGTGGTGCAGCATTATCGGTTAGAGGTGCTTTAACAGTTGCTGATGGTGGGGTTTTATATTTATGGAACTCAACTAACTTAACTGCTCCTTATATTGGTAATTCAGCAAATGATATTACATTTTATACAAATACTGGAGCAAGTGCTTTAATTTTAAATAGTGCAGGTGCAGCAACTTTTTCTTCTTCGGTAACGGCTACAACTTATTTACCAGCAAGCACTAATAATATAGCAATTCCTACAAATCTTACAAATTATACAATTATAAGTTCTTCCTTTAATGGTTTAGTTGTTATAAGGGATATTTCTTTTGGAGGTAGTGGTATGTATTTATTAGACCAAAATAATGGTGCTACATTAATATCTTCAAATGGTTTAAGCTATGTATTAACATTTACTTATTCTGCTGGCACTTGGCTTGTTCAAAAAAGCACAGGAGGTGCAACAACAATTTATTTTAATTTGATAAGTGGAATATAAAATAATAAATAAAATAAAATGAAAACAATCTCTCCTAATTTGTTAATTAAATAAATTAACATAATTTTGATAAAATTTAAACATTATGAACAACGAACAAATATATTCTATCTTAGGTCAAGGACTTAATATAGCAAACACAAAAGGATGCTTTAATTTAGAG